GTTTCTCCCGGCCAAGGTGTGCCGTTATCTGCGTCCCACCCAATCGGTCGGTTGTAGAGGCGTACACTCTGGCTGTTCTGAGAAATCGGAGAAAGGTTTCCGAAGTAGTCAATCCACTGCGTAGCCCCATGCCATTCTCCATGGAGAAGGTATGGACACCCTAAAGCAGACTGCCTGTCCGCAACAGCGTTCTGCGCCGCTCCTTCATGGTCAATGTCGGGCACAGTGGTGATGGTACCGATTCGTCCTGTGCCGTACTTCCCATGGTAGAAATCATGGTTGTTCCTACTCCTGTTCATTGTATGGCGTCGAACGGAATACCCATCGGTATTTGAAGCGCGGTCATTCGTATGCCCTACAGGGCAAGTTGGCCCAATGATTGTAGGGGCAGACGGGGTCTGGCTATAGCCCAGGGGAATCATCAACTCCCCATCGTAGAACAAAGGTCGAATATCTCTGTCCGACTGTGGGATGATGACAACACCGTTGGGTGTAGCGACGAACTGGGTGGGTGCCCGAGCACGGCGATCATCCACAAGGTCCGCAGAAATGAGCGGGTTTGTGGCGGTAGAACTAATGACTGCTCGCCACCCCTTGTGCCAGCCTTCAAATGACCACAGCTCTTGTCCCACATGAGCCAAAAGAATCTCTCGTTGGCCGTTGCGTACAAGTGCATGGAAGATTCCATGCATGTTGTCATAGTCTTCTGCCCGCTTCAGCCCTGCGGCAGTTGCGTATGCTCCGCCCGTACTGCTGTAGAAGGGCAAGTATGGTGTCGGTCCACGAACTGAGCGGAGCGTCCCTTCGGTGGTAACCCGAAAGTTTTCGATTAGGCCCGCTACTTCCATGGGAGCCAGAATCTTTCCGAACTGGATCCTTGGAAATAGTGGCCCTATCGCAAGCCGCTTTCGTTCGTCTGCGGCCATTTACGCTCCAGCAGCGAGAAGCAGATCCAGTTCATCGATGTTGGCACCATTCGTAGAAACACTCTTCGGACTTTCAAGGGTCTCTGCGGACGCCAAAGTTGGAATAGAGTGAAGCTCAAACTGCTCCATCCGATTCACTTCACTGGTGATTTGCTGTGCGCCAAAGCGGACTGAGGAGAAGATGGCTGTCCAGCGGTCCCGAGGGAGGACTTCCAGCCCGGTGATTGTGGAAAACTCCCAGCGACCGTCAGAGAGCTTACGCCGATAGATTGCCCCAGGAATAGGGCACCCTTCAGGCAAGCCAAACATTTCTCGAATACCATCCAAAGTCATTTCTACCTCTCATCTACAAGGAAACGATACCCTCGACGGCCATGTCCGCGAGCCCTCCCCAAGCGCTTTCGGAATACACCTGAAGGAAGCGAGCCATATCGTTTTGTTAGTGTAACAAGCATCTCCTCGTAGTTGGCCCGAGCGAACGGAAGAAGTTCATTGTTACTGAGAGATTCGTAGACCAGGATCACTGTTTTCTGCACCAAGACTTCGATGGCCTCTGGCGGGATTCGAGGCACGGCTTGGTCTGTATTGAGTGGACGGGGCTTTCGTAGATACCGAACATCGACATCGTAGGCTGTGTCGGGGAGAGGGGAAAGTTGGATGCCCGAGTAGCCGTGGATATCTCTCCAAGGCTCATCGAAGTTCACCAAGTCTCCCCGGAATGTCACGAAAGGCTCTTGCCCATAAGACCAGTCGATGAGGAAATAGTCTTCTGGGTCTCCGACAATAGCTTGGGTCGATACCGTCCTATCAGACGAGACTCGTCGAGCGTAGATTCGCTTCCACAGCCCTGAGCGGAGATACTCAATGGCACTGGCATTTCCAGTCGTAAAGCCGTAAGGAGCCCCAACATCGGGCGTCTCAATGTTGATTGCCTCTGCTGTATCGCTAACCGTCACTTGAGAACTGAGGGGGGATGGGGCACTTTCCCAGCGGGGCTGACGGAGAACCTGTTTGGTAAACGCAGTTGCGCCTCCATACGAAGTTTCTATTTTGTCCAATGTGCCCCAACACACCGTATAGAAGAACTCGAATGTCCCTTGGGGCTGTTGGTAGGCGTCAGACCAGCCCGAGGTGCTGGGGATCACTGTAGCTTTTGCCGCCAATGTCGGGGCTGGAAGCTGAAAATAGTCGGTGCGAAATGCTTTTCGCGGTGACCCCGATGCGTTTGAGCCTTGAATGTCATCCCACCACTGCTCTTCCGCTTCGTCGGCATAGATAAGAGAAACGGGTTCCCGGCGAGTGTCATCCCAGATGCGAAGGCTCCGGACTTCAATCGTGTCTGACGGCAGATAATAGGAGTGGGTATAGATTCGGTAGTCGAGCCGAGTGTACTCAGCCGAAGATGATGAGCCATCATGAAGGTCGAGCGGCTGATCTAAGGAAATGTAGTCGGTGTGTGTGCCTGCACCAGAGTTCGTATCTCGGCTGTACCAGATTCTACGAATGCGGCGACGGTGAACTCTTCCAGTGCTGTCCGTGATTTCGAGCCAACGGCCATCCCAGGGATGAGGGACATGAGCATCTACATAGGTAGAACTATCCAGATTCCACTCTGTGATGCTTGCATCATCCCCAGATGGGTCTCCATCGGTGATGGCATATGCCCGTGACCAAACGACCCCTTCTGTTGTAACAGGAGTTCTGACTTGGGTCAGCCCGTCGTTAGTGATCGCCGTGTTGGTCTTAACATCAGGCTGTGTACGGATAGATGCCTTGTCCTCAAAGAAGAGGAAAGGCACTTCCAACGCAAGCTGCTGATAGGCCCGGTTAATGAACCTATTCAGCTTGCTTTTCAGGTCAGTAGAAGTGTTGGGTTGCCAGTCAATCTGATCGAAGATTGCTTGCCGGATGTCGGCACGATTCATCGGTCACGCCCCTTGGGGGCCTATCGGCAACCCCTCCTACTTATTTTAGCTAACGTCGATGTAGCAAGTGGCAAGATTACCATCTGCGACGGCATCATTCTCCAAAGAGAAGCCGATAGTACAGTTGTACTTTTCAGCGCCTGACGCCAGTCCCGCAGATCCCATTGCTTCGCCCAAGGCATCGGCGGCATCATCGACACAGATTGAGCCAACACCAGAAGAAGTCTGCTCTTGGATAGTTCCAGCACCTGCCAGAACTTCTCCGACACCCTTCTTGAGAATGAATCCATAAGAACCGGCAGCGATAGCGTGTTGTGCTACACCGAGAACAAGGATTGCAGGAGTCCCTGAGGTATTGGCAGGAGCAAGGCAGCCATGGAAGCGCTCATGCGCCCCTGAAGTCTCAGAAACGTCCATGGTAATGACGTGGCCCTGCGCCCAAGTCCCACTATCATTGAAAACGTAGACCCAAGTTTGGGGGCCAGCGTTGTTTGTAACACCACCAGCGCCGCCCCGGGTAGCAGGCAGAGTTACCTCATAGCCGAGAGGGAATCGCTGCGGGGAAGCGGTGGTGCCCAGGTCAACTTGGGTAACAGTGGATGTAAATGCAGTTCCGCTCATGGTGAGAACTCCTAACTAAGCGATGTTACCGCCAGTGACGGCGAAGTTGGCAGAGAGGAAGTCACAGTACATGCCCATGTAGAGCACATATTCGAACTGGTGCGCATCCATGTCGGGGCGACGGATGGGACCACGGACGGAGAAGTCTCCCTTCGTTTCCATCTTGTCATCGCTGCCCAGGGTGTAGGCGTGCCAGGTTGAAGACTTCAGACCGTAGATGACACCATTATCGGCACCGCCAGTCGAGAACTGGGTCGTGTCCAGGAACTCATCCAGGTACATCGTGGCCTTCAGGAACTTGACGCCCTGAGTGACATCATCAACACCGGCCTCACCCTTGACTGCATCCTCAACGATGATGCGATCTTCGAGAAGGTCGATGTAGTTTGAGAAGCTGGTCTCATCAGCGATGAGCATATCGACTGGGCCGAGCAGCTTACCCTTACGAGAGGCGCGGAAGTATTCCTGACGAAGCGTCGAAATACCATCAGAGGCCATCGAGGTGATTTGGCCGTAGCCGTTGTACCAACCCGTCGTGCCCGACGTACCTTCCTTGGCGAGACCAAAGACCGTGTCCGTCTGCGAAGCCTTAGCTGCGAAGTCGAACACGCCTTGGCGAGCATCGCCTTGCGGACTGTAAGATGAGTCACCGTTGAGGGTGAGGAAACCGCCAACACCAGAACCATTTCCGTTCAGGAGTTGCTTGGCAATCCGTTGGTGGAAGTCCATCAAGGCAGCTTCGGGATACTGCTTGATGAGATGCTCGACATCTGCCGGGCCAGTCGCTTCCGCCATGTCCTTGTCAGGAACGAGGAAAGAGTAGATGAGGCGAGCCGCGTAGGTGTCACCCTTCGCAGTGATATCGGCGCGGGTCGCAGCCAGACGCTCACCACCATCAACGACGTGAGTCACATCACCGGGACCACCAGTGATGACACGGAACTCCTTGTAGGGTCCGCGCAGACGACTACGCTCAATGTTTCCATTCGTGACAATCTTCTTGAGAACTGGAGACCAAGTCTCAAAAAGGTTCTGATACCTTGGAGCAAGCTCCTGAAGTGCATCATTCAGGACTTCAGCGGAAATAGCCATGGGGTTACACTCCTAATAAGAGCTGTTCGCGAAAACAGATTACCCTGTGCGACGTTTGAATGCACGCTCAACAGCAACGCGGCGAGCATCGTGAATGTTGAAAGCCTTGTCGGAAACTGACTTTTCGGCACTCTCAGGCATGTTTGCCGCTGAGCTTGCGCCCGCCGTCATTTCGGCGGCAGCCCGAGGTTTGGCCGCTTGTGTCTCAGATAGACCAGTATCCGCCTTAGCCATCCGGAGGGCATACGAGGCTGGGACTCCCTGCGCAATATACCCAAGGGTATTGTGTACAAGGTTCTCGCTTCCAGACCGGACAAACTCGATTGCAATCTCAGCATCAATCCCAGAGTCCAAGAACTTAACGAACTGGTCTTTCTTGTCGTCTTGATCCAGAACCTCTGCGTGCTCTTTGCGGAACTCTTGGGCCCATTGATGAGCTTGCTGTTCTTCAGCCTGGCGAACTTCTGCCATCTTAGACTCGTATTTCTCAATACGAGAATCATAGTCGGCCTTCTGCGTTTCCCACTCCGACTTGGCCTTCTCATGCTTTTCCATCTCAGCCTGGGCTTGGGCGAGTTTTTGCTGGAAATCTTTTCCGATGTCCTCACCTTCGAGAAGAGCCTGATAGAGTTCCCGGTCTTGCTCAAGCGAGTTGCGTAGACCGTCTATTTCTTGTCGAAGGTGTGTGCTGACATTCTCATGGATAGGCCGATAGGGCTCTGGTAGTCCCTCAGCTTGACCATCCCAAGAACCAAAATCGAACTCAGGAAGACGGTACTCGGGCTCCGCTGGAGCTTCTTCCGCAACCGCTTCCGGAGCAGGGGCTTCTTCAACGGTTTCTTCTGAAGCACTATCAGCTTCGATGCTTTCGGATGGAGCTTCTGCTTCTCCTTCCGTAGACTCTTCGGTTTCAGTAGCCTCACCGGCTTCCATTGTTTCATCTTCATAGCTTCCAATCATTCGATACCTCCCACAGCCTTTTCGGCTGCTCTACGCCGAGCCTCTCGGAACGGCATTTCTTCCTCTTCCATAGGAGCTTCTTCCATTGCAGCTTCCGGGACTTGGTCTCCTGGGGGAGTGCCTGAACGGACGAGTTCAAACCCCATACTCCGAAGTGCATCGAGAATCTGTGATGGCTCTGTTGTCCCAGAAGCCATCACGTTTGCGAGAGCGGTTTCAGCATCAGCACCGGAAGGCATGGTTTCTTCTGTGTCTGTGAGAGCTTGTTCTGCGTCAGCGTCTACTGCCTCACCTTCCAGTTGGTCTACTCCTGCCTCTGAAGGGCTAATGCCCATTGCAGCAGCTTCTTGTTCAACACTTTGTAGCTCACTTTCCAGGCTCTTAACGATCTCTTCTGGAGACATCTGAGCATAAGCGGCGGGATCGTTAGCTGGCATTTTTGGCTCCTGCATCGAGAACTATCTTCGATGACTTATTAGCGATTTCTTTCTTCTTCTCAGACTGGAAGTTCTGCCAGTCCTTATAGCCTCGACCTTGCACACGCTTCTCTCGGCGTTCATGCAGCTTCTCTACCTTCCTCTTCCATCCACCACTTGACCTGTCAACGAGACGGCAAGTGGGATTCTCCTTGAGGTACTGACGCACCTCAGAGTTGGACTCCGCTTTCAACCCGGCAGAGTTGATGACGAGAGGATTCGAGAAGATGATTCCGGCAGTCTCAAAGGTAGTCGGCAACTTCTTAGCCGTAGCCCCACAATCGAGGCACTCGATTTCCCATGGGGCTGTTGCCCGAGGGTAGAGGGCGTCTTCGATGATACCGCATTCCGGACAATCAATATCGTAGAGAGGCATTAGCCTATGTCCTGTGGCATTGCCGCGTCAGCAGCTTGTCCGCTTGGAGTTTCTCCAGCACCCGAAAAAGCATCAATGAGCTTCTTAAAGATATTGCCAGTCTTCTTACTTCGAGACTCTGCAATACGGGCTTGGACTTCGTCACCATCTGGAGTGGAGATAGCCACGTCCATTGTCCCTCTGCCTTTTTCTCCCAACTCGGCTGCATACTCAGTTGGATCAAAAGTCTGCAAATCTGCTTCGCGTTCACCAATATCCTGGATAGCAGCAAGCGCTCTGGGAGACAAACGTGATCTGGCAACAGCGTTTTCGGCTGCCATCCTTCTGCGCTGTGGCGTTGGGACTTCGGCCATGCCTGCTTCATTTGCGCCGATTCGAGCAACAGATCCACCAATCTTTTCCATCTCGCCAGCAGTCTGTTGCCACGCTGGATCCTTCAAAGGATCTGGAGCGCGGAAGGGTTCCGACTCGCCACCTTCTCTTCCTCTTTGAATCTCTGGCTCATCATAAAGCCCTTCTTCGATTGCGGCTTCTGGGCCAAAAATGTAGGCATAAACAGACCTATCGAGGGCTCCCTGGTCCCACAACAGCTTGGCCAGATCAGGGCTTGCATTGAGCGCATTCGCCTGCTCGTTAGTCATCGCCTCAATAGATAGTTTCCCATCAGGCGACTGATTGGCCATGGTCTCCAACTGGCCGAGGAATGTCGCGAGTTGTCGATCAGTGTTGTAGAACTCAACAAGAGGCGTCAAGGCAAGCTCAGCCAGGGCGAGCGGAGCAGCGCCAAAAAAGCGTGGGGCTGATCTTGCAGCGGCTGGGAGGAAGCTTTTCGCTAAAGCTCTTCTGGATGCAGCTTCAGTAGCTGTCTGTGTTGCTTCTTTACCTGCTATGCCCGAAACATTGGCAGCTCGGCCCGCTGCTTTTCTGGCAGCTTTGGCTTCTTGCTCAGCGGCAAGTTGTTGCGCTCGGACCGAGGCTACATTTTTTTGCGCGCCTTTGTCGCTGCCTTTTGTATCTGCCTTGTAGTCGCTCTGCGCTGACCCACCACATCAGCGGCTTCTTGTGCTGCCTTTTTAGTGGAAGCAGCATCGGTAGTAGCTGTAGCTGCACGGCGTTTTGCGATGTCCGCTTGTCCCTCAGCGAAGTTCGCTTGAATGTCGAGGCCCTTTGCTGCGGCAGTAGTAGCGGCTTGGAGAGGTTTGGCTGCTTGGGCTGTTACCGCCTTTCCGGCTACGCCCGCACCTGCGGTTGCTCCCAGAGCTACGAGACCCTGTTGCGCAAGACTTGAGATTTGCCGTGCTTTTCCAAGCTGATTCGTCATAGCATTTGCATAGGCAATATCTTCTTCCGAAGCGCCCTGACGGTTTCGCATCACTCGACTGTAGACCGGGTCTCTTTGTAAGTCCTGCTGAAGACTTACGAGCAACGCATCGGCAGTGGGGGCAAGGCGAGAGAGTTTCTCAAAGTCATTTTCTTCGAGAGCTTTTTCGAGCATTTCTCTGATGCGGTCAAGGTCTAACTGCGCCATGGGTCACCTATTTTGTTTTGGGGGCTGGACTGCCGGGACCACCGGCTGCGCCTGCGGGCATAACTACACGCGGACCTGATGTGGAAACAGGACCGCCTGCTGTTGTAGTTGTATCACGGATATTCCGTTGATTTACTTGGGGAAGCTGTTTTTGCGGTTTGCCCGGAGGGGCTCCTGCTTGCT